ATGGAGTGAAGTATCCTGGTAATGAACATGTTGGTGCTTTTGGTTGTGATAGTTACGATATTTCAGGTACTGTTGATGGTAGAGGATCTAATGGATCTCTTCATGGCCTCACTAAGTATAGCATGGAAGATGTTCCTCCAAATAAATTCTTTTTAGAATATATTGAAAGACCACCTATGGCTGAGATATTTTTTGAAGATGTATTAATGGCTTTACATTTTTATGGAATGCCTATACTTGCAGAAAACAATAAACCAAGACTTTTATATTACTTAAAAAGAAGAGGATATAGAGGATTTAGTATGAATCGACCAGATAGAGTTTATAATAAGTTATCTGTTACAGAAAGAGAGATTGGTGGAATACCTAACTCAAGCGAAGACATTAAACAAGCACACGCTGCCGCTATTGAATCTTATATTGAAAACTATGTAGGTGCATTAGAAACTGGGTACGGAGATATGTATTTCCAAAGAACATTGGAAGATTGGACTAAATTTGATATAAACAAAAGAACTAAACATGATGCCTCTATTAGTTCTGGTTTAGCAATTATGGCTTGTAATAAAAATAAATATAGACCAGTTCAAAATAAAATTAATCAAAAGATAAGATTAGGTTTTAAGAAGTACGATAACAAAGGGTTAACCTCAAAAATAATAGAATAAATGCAGATTTACACAAGTAATAATAGTTCCTTTCCAGATCAGGTGGTACCTGATGCAGAAAAACAAACGTGGGAATATGGATTAAAAGTAGCTAGAGCCATCGAAGGAGAATGGTTTAGTAATCAAATGAACAATGGTTATAGATTTGATTCCACTTATAATAACTTTCACAACTTACGTCTATATGCTAGAGGAGAACAATCTGTACAAAAATATAAAGATGAACTTTCTATAAATGGGGATTTATCTTATTTAAATCTTGATTGGAAACCAGTACCTGTATTAGCTAAATTTGTAGATATTGTTGTCAATGGAATGTCCCAAAGAAGCTATGAAGTTAAAACTATGGCTCAAGACCCTGAGTCAGTACAAAAAAGAACTAAGTATGCTCAGAATATAATTGAAGATATTCAGCTTCGTCAATTCGACGAACAAGTTAAAGAACAATTTGGGATTGATTTAGCTAAAGGCAAAAAAGATGAAAATAGTCCCGCCACTTTAGACGAACTCCCCACCCATATGCAATTGAATTACAAAGATTCTATAGAGATTGCAGAAGAAGAATTAATAAACCAAGTATTAGATAAAAATAAATATCATCTAACTAGAAAAAGATTAAACTACGATTTAACTGTGTTAGGTATATCAGCGGTAAAAACTAGCTTTAACAAATCAGAAGGTATTGTAATAGATTATGTAGATCCTGCAAGATTAGTTTACTCATACACAGAAGATCCTAACTTTGAAGATATATATTACGTAGGTGAAATAAAAAACTTAAGTCTAGTAGAGATTAAAAAACAATTCCCTCATCTTACAGCAGATGAATTAAAGAAAATACAACAGTATCAAGGTAATAGAAATTTTGCTAGATCATGGAATGGTAGAACAAATGATCAAACTATTCAAGTATTATTTTTCGAATGGAAGTCATATGCTAATCAAGTTTGGAAAATTAAAGAAACATCTTCAGGATTAGAAAAAGCTTTAGAAAAAACAGATACTTTTAATCCACCTGAAACAGAAAATTTTAAAAGAGCATTTAGAGCAATTGAAGTACTATACTCAGGAGCTAAAGTATTAGGGTTTGAAAACATGTTAGAATGGAAGTTAGCAGAAAACATGACCAAACCTTATGGAGACACTGTTAAAGTAAATATGAGTTACAATATTTGTGCTCCTAGAATGTACCGAGGAAGAATAGAATCTGTTGTCAGTAGAACAATGGGGTTTGCTGATATGATTCAATTAACTTCTTTAAAAATGCAACAAGTTATTTCTAGGATGGTACCTGATGGTGTTTATTTAGATATGGATGGTTTAGCAGAAGTAGATTTAGGTAATGGTACAAACTACAATCCTGCTGAAGCTTTAAATATGTATTTCCAAACTGGTTCTGTTGTGGGTAGATCGCTTACTCAAGATGGGGAAATGAATCATGGTAAAGTACCAGTTCAAGAATTAAGATCATCTAGTGGTGGGCAAAAGATACAAGCGTTAATATCCACTTATCAATATTACTTACAAATGATAAGAGATGTAACGGGACTTAATGAAGCACGGGACGCGAGTACTCCAGATAAGAATGCTTTAGTAGGTTTACAAAAACTAGCTGCTGCTAATTCAAATGTTGCCACTAGACACATATTGCAAGCTAGTCTGTATTTAACATTAAAAACTTGTGAAAATATAGCGCTAAGATCTAGTGATGCTTTAATGTTCCCACTTACTAGAATGGCTTTACAAAATAGTGTATCTACATTTAACGTTGCTACATTAGATGAAATAAGAAATGCTAACCTTCATGACTTTGGTATTTTTATAGAACTTGAACCTGATGATGAAGAAAAAGCTCAACTAGAACAAAATATCCAAATTGCTTTACAAACTCAATCAATAGACTTAGAAGATGCTATAGATATTAGGAATATAAATAATCTTAAACTAGCTAATGAGTTTTTAAAGAAAAGAAGGAAACAAAAGCAGATCAAAGATGAGCAGTTGAAGCAAATGAATATACAAGCTCAAGCTCAAGCCAATCAACAAACGGCTGAAAAAGCAGCTATGTATGAAGTACAAAAACAACAAGCGATAGCCGATACTGAACTTCAAATGGAACAAGGTAAATCTCAAATGCGTATTCAACAACTACAAGTGGAAGGTCAAATTAAAAAAGAACTTATGGCTCAACAGTTTGGTTATGATCAACAATTAAAAACTATGGATCTTAAACAAATGTCTCAAAAAGAAAAAGATATTGAAGATCGCAAAGATGAGAGAACGAAAATACAAGCAACTCAACAAAGTGAATTAATAAATCAAAGACAAAATGATTTATTACCTATAGATTTTCAATCAAATGAAAACGACACCACTGGCGGAATTGGGTTAGATCAATTTGCTCCAGTATAAAATTATTAACTATTATATTATATTATGTCAACAAAAGAAACAGTACCTCAAGAAGGTGAATTTAAAATGAAGAAAAAACCTGGTAGACCTAAAAAATTGAATAAAACTAGTGAACCAGTAAAAGTAGATTTAACTAAGAAAAAAGAAGACGATGCCGTTCAAGAGTCAAGCACAACGAAAGTGGATGTACGCGAACTTCCCAGCGATGGCAAAGAGATGGGAGAAGGAAACCCCACAGAAACAGTTACCACAGAGGGTAAAGAAAAAGAAGAAATAAAAGAAATAATCAAGCCTAAAGAAGAAGAAAAACCTCCATTAGAGGAAATCAACATAGGGGAAGAGAAGAAAGAACTAGAACCTGCTGTAGCAGAAAAGATTAAAGAAGAAATTAAACAAAACCCTGAAATAGAATTACCAGAAAATGTAGAAAAACTGGTTGAGTTTATGAAGGAAACAGGTGGAACATTAGTTGACTATGTTAGATTAAATGCTGACTATACTAACGTCAACAATGAAACAATGTTAAAAGAATATTATCTACATACCAAACCACATTTAGATTCAGAAGAAATTGATTTCATTATGGATGATAAATTTGCTTGGGATGAAGATGTGGATGAAGAGCGAGACATCCGTAAAAAGAAACTCGCATTAAAAGAAGAAGTTGCAAAAGCTAGAGGCTATATGGAAGACTTGAAGAGTAAATACTATGAGGAGATCAAGTTGAGACCCGGAGTTACTCAAGAGCAACAGAAAGCTACAGACTTTTTCAACAGATATAACAAAGAACAAGATGTTCTAAAGCAACGTAACGATGCGTTTAAAACTGGTACTAATAAATTTTTCTCAGATGATTTCAAAGGTTTTGAATTTAACTTAGGGGAAAAAAGATTTAGGTATGGAGTAAACAATCCAAGTGAAGTTGCAACTAACCAATCTAATCTATCTGATTTCATCAAGACGTTCTTAGATGAAAAAGGTAATGTAAAAGATTATACTGGATATCATAAAGCAATGTATGCAGCACGAAACGCTGATACTATAGCAAGTCATTTTTATGAGCAAGGCAAAGCCGATGCAATTAAAGCTGAACATGCTAGATCTCGAAACATAACTACAGAAGCAAGACAATCAAGTAATGGTGAAGTGTTTATTAACGGGATGAAAGTAAGAGCAATTAGTGGTGCAGACAGTTCTAAGTTAAAAATTAAAAAAAGAAAAACATAAATTAATAAAAAATAAAAATTATGGGATTTGCAACAGGTGGGAGTTTTCCCGCAAGCTTAGTTCCGGCTCCAGTTCAAAATGCATTAGCAAGTAATTACTTAAACTTTGCTGATGGATCATCTGATTGGGCTCAGCAGTATTTACCTGAGTTATACGAGCAGGAAGTTGAGAGATATGGTAACAGAACATTATCAGGTTTCTTAAGAATGGTTGGCGCTGAAATGCCAATGACATCTGATCAAGTTATTTGGTCTGAACAAAATAGATTACACGTAGCTTACAAAACAGCTTATTATCACAATGGTACTACTTTAAAAATTGATTTAAGTACTACTGGACCTGTTAATTCTGCAGGTGCTGCTACAGCATCCGCAAGTTGTGCTATTAAAGTAAATCAAACTATACTATATAGCGACACTGCAACTGGTTTAATTACTGGTAAAGCATTAGTAACTGCTGTATCAGCTCCAGCTGCTAATATCGTTGATATTACAGTTGTGCCTTATGCTGCTGCTGCTATAAACGCTTCATTTAATACTTTAACAAATGCTGGAGATATCTCTGTATTTGTATATGGTTCTGAATGGGAGAAAGGATCTGATGATGCTTCTTTAGCTAGTATTACTCCTGAATTTCAAGAGTATCACAACTCTCCAATTATAATTAGAGATAAATATAGAGTTAACGGCTCTGATGCTTCTCAAATTGGTTGGGTAGAAGTAGCTACTGAAGATGGAACATCTGGTTTCTTATGGTATTTAAAAGCTGAGTCTGAAACTAGACTTAGATTTGAAGACTACATGGAAATGGCATTAGTTGAAGGTGAATTAGCTGGACACACCGTTACACCTGCTGGATGGACTGCTAACTTAAAAGGTACGCAAGGTTTATTCAAAGCTATTGAAGCTAGAGGTAATGTTTATCAAGGGTTCGCAGGTGCTGCTGCTCCAGGTTCTGGCGCAATGGCTGATTTCGATGAAATCCTTAAAAACTTAGATAAGCAAGGTGCTATTGAAGAAAACATGCTTTTCTTACAAAGAGAAACTGCTCTTGATTTTGATGATATGATCGCGGCTATGGCTGGTGGAGGTTATGCTTCTACTGCTTCAGCTTCTTATGGTCTATTTGACAATGAAGAAGAAATGGCACTTAACTTTGGATTTTCTGGTTTTAGAAGAGGTTCTTATGACTTCTACAAAACTGATTGGAAATATCTAAATGATGCTTCTACTAGAGGTTTATCTAAAGCAATTGATGGTGTTTTAGTTCCTGCTGGAACTTCAACAGTTTACGATCAAATGTTAGGATCTAACATCAGACGACCGTTCTTACACGTAAGATATAGAGCTTCTGAAACTGAAGATAGAAGATACAAAAACTGGATCACTGGTTCAGTTGGTGGAGCTTACACTTCAGGTGTTGATGCTATGAACGTACATTTCTTAACTGAGAGATGTTTAGTAACTCAAGCCGCTAATAACTTTGTGTTGTTTAAAGCAGTTTAATTTTATATAATGAGAGTAGTAATGCTACTCTCTTTATTAACCTTTAAATAATAGAAATTATGGCAAATTTTATGGAATTCAACTTGGATGCTACTGACAGCCTTCACTTGAATGTCGAAAATGTATACAGAGTAGGATTAAAAGCAAACGATCCAACAGACGCTAATGTGATGTTTTATTACAACGTTGCTTCAGCTGCAGGTACGGATGTTTGGGCATGTGAAGTGACATTAGCTTCGGCTATTACACAAAAACAAGCTAACGATCTAGAAGCTCTTGTGAGACGAGTAAATAAGCAACCAGGTGGAATTGTTAAAGCTGCAGATGTATTAGGTGGAAGCCTTTTCTTAGCAGCAGCAGCTCCATTTGCAGTAGCTAGCAACTCTCAACCATCTTAACCTTAAAAAATATATATTATGCAAAATGGTATTATAGTTCCACTTAGTGGAGCGTTTATTGCGGGTGCGATTGGTCCAGCTGCTACTGACACGCAGTTAGATATCTCAGCGATGGTATGGGTGGCTAATGGTACTCCAAGTTTATCTGCTACAGGTGGATCTGGAACAGGTGCTGTGGCTACAGTTACTATCACTGGTGGTACAACTGCTGCTACTACTTTAACTTTTACTGCTGGTACTGGTTATAAAGTAGGAGATATTTTAACAATAGCTGGTGATACTACTAACTTCACAGGAAGTATTGTTTTAACTGTAACAGAAGAAGATCTTTTAGGAGATGAAACTGAAGGTTATATCAATGCACCTGGAGCTGGTGGTTTCTGGAATTGTGTATTACCACCTGAAACTGGTGATAGTTTTAATATTCTTTATATTTCTCAAATTGAGTCAGATCATGAGAGATTATGGAAGATTACTATAACTGGTGGAAGTGCAGGGAATCACAATGATGTAGCTGTGGCTTTTAATAGAGCTATGGTTAAAGCTGCTCAACGACCCATGCAAGACGTAACTGTATCAGGACTTCCTACTGGAGTTTCTGTGAGTAGTGTTGTATTGAGTTAACAACAAAAACTATGACTCCCATTTCGGTGGGGGTCTTTTTTAATTATTTATATTATATTATATCATGGAAAAAATAAAAGAAAAAACTACTCAAGTAAAAAATACTTGGGAATACAAAGATAGAAACTATTACTTAGCTAATAATAAAGAACCACTAACTTATACTATACCTAGTAGACATACTCGTAAGTATCCTTTAGTTTGGTTTGATCCAGAAAAAGGATATGAAAGAGAACTTAGGTATGCTACTAATCAAAAAAGTATATTTGTAGATGAGCAAAAAGGAAATGTTACACTTAAACACATTGTATTTGAAAATGGTGTACTACATGTTCCTAAAGAAAAAAGAACTTTGCAAGAGTTTTTAAATCATCATCCACATAAAGGAATAATTTTTCAAGAATTAGATAAGCAAGTAGAAGCTATTGATCAACTAGAGTATTTAGAATTAGAATCTGATGCTGTATCAACGGCGAGAGGAATGGATATTGAACAAATGGAAGCTATTCTTAGAGTAGAAGTAGGATCAGAAGTATCTAGGTTAAGTACTAAAGAGTTAAAAAGAGATTTACTACTTTTCGCTAGACAAAGTCCACGATTGTTTTTAAACTTGGCTCAAGATGAAAACATTATATTAAGAAATTTTGCTATTAACGCAAGAGAATTAGGTATAATAGATTTATCTCCAGATCAAAAAACTTTTAAATGGGCATCTAATGGTCGTAAATTAATGACTGTTCCATTCGATGAAAATCCATATTCAGCTATGGCTGCGTGGTTTAAAACGGATGAAGGCTTAGAAGTTTATAAGTCAATAGAGAAAAAACTCAAATAACAAGTGATTATTAAAAGGGTGGCCTAACCGCCATCCTTTTTTTTTAAAAATATTAATATGGTAAGCGCAGATATAGTTTATAAAACAGTCTTATTAATTCTTAATAAAGAGCAAAGAGGTTATATGACACCCTTTGAATTTAACAATATAGCCACTCAAGTACAGAGAGAAATATTTGAAGCATATTTTGAAGAGTTAAATCAACAACTACGTGTACCACAAAACGATAGTGAATATGCTAATCGTGTAAAAAACTTAAATGAAAAAATAGATGTATTTAAAACGTTTAGTACTTGCACTGGAGCTAATCCTTTTACATTACCACAAAGTAATGCAACTGCAGGAACTTTAACTACACCAGGAACAGGTTATAGTACATCTGGTGTACCACAAGCAACTACCACAACTGGTAATGGTACGGGTTGTACTGTTAATATTACTGTAGCTGCAGGCCCTGGACCTATTGCTAGTTTTACTATAGCAGATGGTGGTAAGGGTTATAAGATAGGAGATCAATTAACTATAACAGGTGGCGGCGGTGATGCTGTAATAACTATCACTTCCATAAGTGATACTGTTCATAGATTAGGTACATTAATATATAATGTAAATGAAAAAGAAATCCAGCCTGTACAACGAAGTGAATACTTTTTACTTAATAAATCTCCGCTAACAAAACCTACTGCTGAATATCCAGTATATATCTTAGAAGGTTTAGGTGTGCCCTCTGCTCCACCAAGTAATGTCACTGTATTCCCTAACACTATTACAACAAATCAAGTTGATGCTTATTATGTTAAAGCTCCAGAAGATGTAGTGTGGGCTTATACTGTAGGGTCTTTAGGACAATTTATATATGCACCACAAGGAACTCTAGCAACAACCCCAACCTCAGGATCAGTTGATTTTGAATTACATAATTCTGAACAAACACAATTAGTAATTAAGATTTTATTTTACGCAGGTGTAGTTATAAGAGATCCTCAAATAGTAAATGTTGCTGCGCAAAAAATTCAACAAGAAGAAATGCTAGAAAAACAATAAGATATGGGTTTATTAACAGAAACTAACCAACAATATTACGCTGGTCAACAATTATTTACAGCAACATTAGCTCAGACAGAATTTATTTGGACAGGTGATACTACATTAGTAGGTACTACCTCTACTACTAACACTAACGTTGAGTTGTATGTAGATTCAGGAGCAGGTTATGTTAAATGGACAGAAGTAACAGCTGGACCAGTAGGATTTCAATATGCTGTAGGATCAAATAATAATACTATAACTACACCTCCTTTAAATGCTGGATATGGAGTTAAAATTCAACTTACTACTTTAGCTATGGAAGCTAATTATGGTGGGTATGAATATATTTCTATGGCTGACGTGATTAACAACTTCTTGGTAGCGTATGTTGGAAGTGATAAATTAATACCACATGTTAAAAGAACTGACGTTATGTTTCACGCTAAGCGTGGTTTGCAAGAATTTAGTTACGATACGTTAAGAAGTATTAAATCTCAAGAATTAACTATTCCAGACAGTTTATCTGTTATTATTCCTCAAGATTATGTTAACTATGTACAGCTCTCTTGGATAGATAGTTTTGGTGTTAAGCATATTATATACCCTACAACGTTAACAGGTAATCCTTATGAAATACCTGTACCTAACCCTGATGGTAGCGGTATACCTACTCAAAATAGTTTAGGTGAAAATGATCAAGGTCCTTCAGTTATAGAAGAAAGATGGGATACAGCTAATGACAAGTTAATATCTGGTAACATTGATTTGGATTTTTACAATGCAAATATACTAGGATGGACATGGGAAAAGTTTGCTTATGGACAAAGATATGGATTAGATCCTGAGACTTCTAATAAAAATGGATGGTTTACTATAAATGATAGAGAAGGTAAGTTTTCTTTTAGTAGTAATTTAAAAGGTAGTTTAATATTGTTAGAATATGTTTCTGATGGTCTATCTGTTGACTACGATATGCGTATACCTAAAATGGCTGAAGAAGCTATTTATATGCATATAGCATATTCTATATTAGCGGGTAGAAGAAACATACCTGAATATGTAGTTCGAAGATACAAAGTAGATCGAAGGGCTGCTTTAAGAAATGCTAAAATAAGGTTATCAAATATTAAATTAGAAGAATTCACTCAAATTATGAGAGGAAAATCTAAGTGGATTAAACATTAATTAAATGGCAGAAAGTAAAAATACTTTTATAAAGTCTAAGATGAATCAAGATCTAGACAGTAGATTAATTCCTAATGGTGAATATAGAGAAGCGTTTAACATAGGTGTAAGTCAATCTGAAGGATCTGATGTAGGTACATTAAAAACGATATTGGGAAATCTAGAAATTACTGATTTTGGTTTTACTAATACTTGTAATGTAGAAATTATTGGTTATTGTATTGATGATGAAAATAATTCTGTTTATTTATTCTTCACTAATTTCGTTGATACTTCTTCTACCAAATTAGATAACTATCCTTCTAATGAAGCTATTTGTCAAATTTGGAGAAGAGATGTTGAAACTAACACCAACACTAAGCTAGTAGAAGGTAAGTTTCTTAACTTTTCTTTAACACACCCTATTACTGGTGTTAACATATTAGAAGACTTATTATTTTGGACAGATAATAGAAATCAACCCAGGAAAATAAACATAAACAAAGCAAATCCAGGTGGTTTAGCTAATCCTACTTATTATACTAATGATGATCAAATAAATGTTATTAAATATTATCCACATAATCCTATTTCATTAATAAATAACTATGTAGTAGATTATACAGTGTACGGAGGAAGTATAGCAGGTAGCTCATATACTACAGGGGTAGGTTTTTATACAACTGGTGGAACAGGTTTTGGATTGACGGTTGATATACTGTCGGTAAATGGAGCTGGACAAATACTAGATTTAATAATTAACAATCCTGGAGTAGGGTATATTAATGGTGATGTTATAAATATCGCTCCTAAAGGTGGGGATGCTACTATTACATTGGTTGTTGAAGAAGGTACAACTATGAAAGACAAGTGTAGCGAAAAACTACCTGTTAATTCTACTTTTAGTGTAGCAACTTTAACTTTAACTAAAGGTGTTCCTATTGCTGTTACTTTAACTGATGGTCCATCTCTTACAGATGTAGATTACACTGGTGCTTTAGTTAAAATAACTGGTGGTAGTTCAACTCCTAATTTAGCTAGAGTTACAGCTCAAACTACGGGTCCTATCACGTTGACTATAGATTGGCCAAATCCTAGTCCAGCAAGTATAGCTGCAGTAACTCAAATAGAAGTAGGAATAAACCCCGATTATGAAGCTGACTGGCCTGGAGACTGCGAGTACTTAAAAGATAAATTTGTTAGGTTTGCTTATAGATTTAGGTTTGATGATAATGAACGTTCTCTTATGTCTCCGTTTACACAAGCGTGTTTCATACCTAAACAAAATGGTTATTTTTTATCTCAAACAAAAGATGTATACGATGGTAGTGGAGGTGCTGCAGCCAAGGTAACAATTAATGATACAGCCAAAGCACTTGAAAGTACGGAAGTAGAGTTTTGTGAGAATGCTGTAACAAATGTAGATTTACTTATTCCTTGTCCTATTTTTTTAGATCCTTCAATAACAGGATTTAATAATTTAGTAGAGCAAATGCATGTAACTGAAATAGAAATAATATACAAAAATGATGCAGAGGATTTATTAAAGGTAGTTGATGTAATTGATAAAAGTGATTTTACTAATATAAACGCAAGCACTATATTATATAGTTATCAATCCAGAAAACCAATAAAAGTATTACCTGAGTCTGAACTAACTAGGGTAAGTGACAAAGTTCCATTACGAGCGTTAACTCAAGAAATTAGTGGTAATAGAGTGATGTATGGTAACTACATAGATGGGCATTCTAGTTTAAATTCTTTAAATTATGAGGTTAATGCTGGGCCTAAATTTATGACTGCTCCTAATAATTTAAGAAAAGAGTATCAAAACCACACATTAAAGCAAAATAGAAACTATCAAGTTGGCGTTGTATTAGTAGATAGGTATGGAAGGTCATCAGATGTAATACTATCATCATTAGATGAGTCTTCTACAATTATTGGTTTAGAGTCTTATCTAGGTTCTACTTTATATCATCCTTACAAACCAAGGGGATGGGCTAGACAACAAATTATAACCGATAGTCCTAACTCAACAACTTGGCCTGGTGATACGTTGAACGTTAAATTTAACGAAGTAGTTCCTACTAATCCTGGAATACCTGGGTATCCTGGTTTATTTATTGGTGATGATGCTCCTGGTTTTAGTAATTTATATGGTGGAGCTGGATATGCTACTCCTGGAGTTGGTGTTGCTACTACTGGTGGGTCAGGTGTAGGGTTAACTGTTAATTATACAGCAGTAAGTCCTCCGCTTAAAACCACAATAATATCTATAACAATTAATAATCCTGGTACTGGATATGAAGAAGGAGATATTATAACTATTCCTGGTGGAACTCCTGGTACCTTAGCTACATTTATCTATAGACCTTCTCAAACTCCAAAGCTTAATGGGTGGTATAGTTATAAGATAGTCGTTAAGCAACAAGAGCAAGATTATTACAACGTATACCTACCTGGTATAGTTAATGGAGCAATAAACACTTTAAGTGTAGTTAGCGCAACGGAAGCTACTATAAGTTTGTTTTCTGATAATATAAATAAAGTTCCTAGAGATCTCACGGAAGTTGGTCCCACTCAAAAAACATTTAATTCCACTGTAGAATTATCATTGAGAGTAACAAATGATTATCAAATAGATTGGACTAGTAATCAATTTTATCCTACTACTAACGTAGAGCAAGTACAAACTTTATCAGAGTTAACTGATTTAGGATTTACGTTAAGTAGGATAACAAAAGATATAAACACTGTACCTACTACTACCTCTATAACTTACAATAATTTTAGTGAAAATATTCAAGCTGGAATGTCAGTGGTAATTACTTCTAGTGCTGGCGCTGTTAATACTCCTTTAAGTGAAGGTGTTTATGTCACATCAACTTACATAAACGCTGGTTCACTTAATCAAGTAAATTTTAATAAAGCACCATCTGCTGTTGTTAATCCCGCTGACACTATCACTTTTGGTCCTCCTGGTATAGTATATAACTCCAATAATAATCCATTAATAGGAATACTAAGTACTTCTCAGCAAATAGGTATAGCAGAAGAAGATAATTTTGTTGCACAACTAGCAGTAGCTGAAACTCAACCTGTAGAATCTGCATTAGATATATACTATGAAACATCAACCGCGGGTTTAATACAAGATCTTAATTTAGCTATACAAGAAGGTGCTGGAGCTGTTGCCACTCCTTTTGGTATTACTACGATAGATGCTTCCACTTGGGATGAATCGCAAACTGGAAGTTTTACTATTACTAACAACTTTGGTTTGTTAGATGCTACTAATGCACCATTTGTTGATATAAATGCAGTTGCTAGTATAATTAGCGTGGTTGATGGTAATGGTAATCCTAGACATCCAGGAGAGTTTATATTAAATGATTTAGGTACAGGATATTTTAATATTTCAACAACTAAAAATGCAGGAGAAGGATACGTGGTTTTAGAAGATGATAATTTAACTAATTTTTCTTTTAATATATCTATTGAAAGTCAAGGACAAACATTTTTCAAAACCTTTATCGCAGGGATTAATAACGTACGACCTACTTATGGTGGTAATTATAATGTCGCTGGAGGTATAAGTAGTTATATTCTTCCTAAAATTGGTGGTTATATTTTTCCTACTGATCAAACTCTTTTACCAAGCTCGGGAGCTTTAATAAACGGAAATGACGTATTTTCTGCTGTTAACGGTACCGGAGACGCAACTCTGGAAAAACAAGAATTGTATTGGAGATTAGTATCAGCTGTATGTGTTGGCGGAAAAAACTTTACTCAAGCACAGTGGGAAGCTGTGCATAATGTCAGTTGGGGTAGTGCCTGGGCCCCTTATCCAACTAACAATCCGTTGACCTGTGCTTTTATAAGTTCAGCAGTACAGGCAGCTAATCCAGGTCAAGGTTACAATAGTTATCAAGTCTTAGAGGGCGGAGGTTATATTAATACTTTTTCTTGGTGCGATTTAAGTCCAGGTGCTACAGATCCTAGTAACACTGATCCAAGAGGTCAAACGGGTCCTGGAAGCTGGGTTGCAACTAAATGGGGATCTCTACAACCTGCTTGGGCAAATGTAAACGTTACAGGATACGGAAACAATAAAGCAAGATTAGGTGCACCAAGAGGATTAAAAGGGAATGGGAATGGGAATCTTCAATTTAACAGTGCAGGAAATCAACTTCCTGGAGGACCAGGGTTTTCTGATTATACCCCTAACTTTATTGAATATTTAGATTTTTTGATTACTTTTAGAGTCGAAGATAGAAATGGTATAGGGTTAACTCCAACTGGACAAGATCCAAAACTACATGTTAGGTTTAAATAAATAACAATAAAAACAAGTGATTATAATATGAGTGCTATAATAGAGGTAAAGTATTTCAATTCGTTTTGGTTAAAGAAAGTAGAAAAAGATATTGGTGCTGGTCCTACAGAATCAACTCCTACTTGGCCCGGTATAGATTGGGATCCATTTGGATACCCAGCTTTTCCTATTCAAGGAGCTCCTAACAATAGTACAGACAATGAAGCTGATGGTAATTGGTACTTAGAAGAAGCTAGAATTAAAGGAGGTTTTAATAATACTATGGTAGCCCAAGGTGTAAGAGCATACGCTAACGAGGAAAACCCAATACAAGATGTAAGATCATCTTCTATTATTTACTCTGGAATTTATAATTCTAGAACTGATATAAATCGTACAAATGTTTTTTCTATAAATGAACAAATTACTAAAAGTGTAGATCCCGCAAATGGAAGTATTCAAAAACTATTTGCTGAAGATACTAATTTAATTATATTTCAAGAAAATAAAGTTACTTATTCATTGATTGATAAAGATGCTATATACTCAGCTGAAGGTGGTGGAACAGTTACAAGTGCTAATGTTGTAATTGGACAGAATATTCCTTTTCTAGGTAAATATGGGATTGGTAAACACCCTGAATCATTTGCTCAATTTGGGTTTAGAAAATACTTTGTAGATCCTAACAGAGGAACAGTAATGAGATTATCTCGAGACGGGTTAACAGAAGTATCTTCGTATGGAATGAAAGATTTTTTTAGAGATGAATTAACATCTTTAACTAATAATTATTCAACAAACCATATTGATTGGGTTTATGATGGAGTACCTTCTGCAACTGATGCAATAACTACTTTTGTTATAGAAGATTTAGATGCTTGTAATATATTTATAGGAAGCCAAGTATTTAATGTAGATGGAACTGCTTTAGTAGATACAGGATCTATTGTAACTAATATTGTAGAGTTAGTAACTAATCCAGTAACTTACCAGGTTACTGTTGATAAACCCTTTATAGCAAAAGCAACAGGGGTGTTTTCTTTTGATTACAAAAGTAAAATTATAGGTAGTTGGGATAATTTTAATAAATATTACACGCTTTCTATACAAGAAACTCCTTCGTTCGTAAGTGAAACTAAAGATTATTTCACCTTATCTTTTGATGAAACTATAAATGGTTGGGTGAGTTTTTTCAATTTTAAACCTTCAACCGCTTTTAGTTTAAAATCACAATATTATACAACAATTAATAACAAATTGTATCAACACAACTGGGAATCATTACCTAATAATTATGGGGTATTTTATGGTGTGAATTATGCGTCTAGTATTAACTTTATTGTAAATGTACAACCATCTCTTAAAAAAGTGTTTACCACTATAAATTACGAAGGAGATAATGGTTGGCAAGTAGACAATATAACAAGTTCTTTTACAGGAGTAGATTTACTTCCTAATCAGTCGTCTGCAGACTTTACTAATACTATTTATAGTTATGAAGAAGGTTTATATATTGACGCTCAAGGTTATCCTATAAGATGTGGTTTTGATAGGAAAGAAAACTTATATGTAGCTGCATTACGAGATGCTTCATTGATGGAAAATGGACAAGTTTTAGGAAGTAGTACTACTACAGGATTAAAAGGATATTTCTTAGATGTTACCTTGCGAACAGATGGTCTTATAGATTTATCTGGAGTATATAATGCTACAACTGATCCACAAGGATCAAAAGAAATATGGTCAGTAGGAACCACATTTACTCAATCATCTTAAATTAAATTATATGGAACAAGAATTAGTTATACAAAGAGAAGAAAAGATTAACATGTTAACAAACCTGTTGGTTCAGCAAGAAGATGGTGTTAACTTTATAGGTAATGGTGAAGATATTATCCACCATGAAGCCGTGCCATTAAAACATACTTTTGTAGATCAAATATATGTTAGGCAAATGGATATGAAGAAGGATACATTAGTGGTAGGCGCTATCCATAAAGATTTACATGTTTGGTTTTTAATGACTGGAAATTTAACAATTGCTACAAAAGAAGGAGTTGAAGATTATATAGCTCCATGTTATGTAGTATCTCAACCAGGAACTCAACGAGTGATATATGCAAATGAAGATTCTATATTTGTTAATGTACACAAAAACCCTGAGAACACCACAGATGTAGATGAATTAGAAAAAACTCTAGTTGCAACAAATAGAATAAAATATGAAGAACATATTACAAAACAACTAATATAAGTTATGGATACTATTTCAACAAAAAATAAAATACTTAGAGTATTAGGGATCATATTTATATGCATAATAGATTATTACACTTCATCTGATTTAAACGTTAACTATGCCACTATGGCAATAGTTGCAATTGTAGGTGGCGCTGTAGCATTAACTACAGCTGGTATAAATGCATACCAAGCAAATGAGAATAAAAAAGCAGAAGAAGAAAAAGCGGAAAAACTCGCAAAACAGTTAGAAGATTTTGAAAATGCTAGACAACCTGTTATAAACCAATCAGAAGAGATTAGAGCTTTAAAATCTCAAGTATTTAACCCATACGCTAATTTAGGGGTAGCTACTAAAGCTGCTGATCTACAAATTCAACAAACTGATCAAGCGTTAGCTAACACTTTAGATACTATACAAGCAACTGGTGCAGGCGCTGGGGGTGCTACTGCTTTAGCTAGAATGGCTGCTAAAAGTAAAGCTGGTGTAAGTGCATCTATAGAAAAACAAGAAGCTGACAATAATAAATTAAGAGCAAGAGGAGAAGCGGATATGCAAAAAGAAAAACTAATGATTGAACAAGCTGCTATAAGAGAAGAAGCTGCTGCGTGGGGTAGGCAAGAAAATAGAGACTTAGTGACATTAGATAGATTAGCAGGTTTACAAGAAAATGCCGAAGCACAAGCACAAGCATATCAACAACAAACTATGGATGCTATAGCAGCAGGTGGTGAAGGAGCTGCTTCTTCTGCTGCAATGTATGGACAATATGGAGGTTAATAAATAAAGTTATGAGTTATAGAAATCCAAAATTAGTACTTGATAGAAAATATGCTAATATAAATAAGGCGTTGAAAAGTATGTTTGACTCTGTTGGTGATACTGCAGAAGGTTTTGCTAAGCGAAAACAAGAGAAAGAAAAGAAAGCTGAAGAAACTATTAATAAGAGAATGAGTGGTTTTGAAAAAGAAGAACAGGCTTTTAGAAAATTAGCATTAGATATAGGTGATGATATAGTTAGTGAAGAAGAAAAATTATCTTATTCAGCTCAAGTTGAAGAAAATTTAGAAATGATTAGAAGTAACTTAGCTAAAGAGTTAAGTAATCAAGATTTAACTAACTCTGAAATTAATCAATATCAAACTTTAGCTTTGAAAGATTTAAACAACTTTTCTAATCAACTGTTAAAATGGCAACTTGCGACTAATGAATATATGGAAGCTAAGAAGAGAAATTGGAATGAAGAAGGAGCTTTATTACCTGGTAAGAATAATGAAGCAATAGAAATGATAGGTGGTATCATGGATGATGGTAAAGAAAATTTTCATTTATTTAATAGAGGAGGAACTGATTATACTTTAGGACAAGGTAATTGGGCGATAGGTACAATGGAAATGCAGGGAGAAATAGGATCACCGGGAAGTTTTCCTACTATGGAAAACGTAGTAATGTTTGACGAAATTGCTAAAACCCCAGATGGAGAAAGTTTTTTCAACAAAACAGGAGGATTACATGAGAGCCAATTAAAACAATTTAAAGACACTATTGATACTTTTATTAAAAACAAAGATGAAAGATTTATTACTGACGGTAAAATTGATAAAGAAAAACTTAGTACTTATTTAACAAACAATTCAGATGGAGCTAAATTAGTAGAAGCGATGTTTAATAACCCTAATGATCGTGATGATAAATCTAATTATATTGGCTATTTAAGAAGTAAAGCTTTAGAAGAAGAAATCACTGACTTAGCCGCTTGGGATGCTGCAGCTTTAGATAATAGAGGAATACTTATAGATTCTTTAATAAAAGATGCTTATCCGTTTGAACAGTTAGATCAGATGGAAATAAAAACAGATGATAAAGACGATGAAGATAAGAGTAATAAATCCAGCGCTAGTCAATTTAATCCAGGACCTTCTACTACTTCTACTACTTCTACTACTACTGTTACTGATATAAAACTACCTGAAGCAAAAACTGATAAGCAAAACAAAGCTAAGATTGCTATAGAAAAAGCGCAAAAGAAATTAAAAGAATATGAATCAGCAATTGTAAAGGCAGAAGGAAAAGTAGAAGGAGAGGCTTTAAAGAAAATCCAAGAAACAGAAGCGAAAATTCAAAAACAAATAGATGAATATAATAAATTAGTTGGTAAGTAATGAATGAAGAAGCTTTAGATTACGCATATAATTTATTTACCGCAGATGGTTACGAGGGATCTGTAGAAGAGTTTAATGATTTAATATCTACAAATGAAGAAGCTTTAGAATATTCTTTTGAATTGTTTTCTAATGATGGTTATAACGGATCTATAGAAGACTTTTCTACTTTAGTAGGTATTGGTGAACCTAAGAAAGAAGCAAAAGAAAGTAAAGATAAAAAAGAAGATACAGATATCCATTCTTGGTTAGACGATATTAGCATTGATACACAGACAGGTAGAGAAACTCCCGTAGCGGATAGTTTTTTTATTGGAATGGAAGAAGAAGATGTTGTTAAAAGTTTGAAAGATACTTATCCTGGTTTTGAAATAGAAGAATCTTGGTCTTGGGATCCTAGAGATATCTTAGGAACTACAGGTGTTTTAGGAGCAGGTTTTAATGAAGATGCGGTTAAAATTACTAATCCAAAAAATGGGGAAAGTATAACTATCCCTTTAGATTTAAACACAAGACTATTTCAAAAAGGAAGAGGTGAAGAAAGTAAATTAAAGTTAAAAGAATTTATTGATAAAAATA